AACAGGGAAATACCGCCGGTGTACGACTTGCCGGAGGGATGGATTAAGAGCACCGGGGTATGGCCAATGCAATGCTCCGGTACAGATGAGGGCTGGAGCTACTATTGGCAGGTCGATAAGACTGTCGTTATGGAGGCATCCCGCTGGTTTGAGAGTGCAAGACGTTTTATTAATAGTTTGTGATATGAAAGGTAGAAAGTTAGAGAAAAAGAGAGTTTTGTTATCGCAGTTGAAGGAGTTCCCAAACAACCCGAACGTTCATCCGGAGGAACAGGTCAAGGCGTTAGCGCAAAGTATGGAACAATACGGGCAATATTACCCGATCGTGGTTGATGAGGATTTCATGGTACTGTGTGGTCATGGCAAGAAGAAAGCCCTGGACTACATGGGGGAGAAAGAGGCCGACGTGACAGTCATGTACGGCCTGTCCGATAAGCAGAAAAAGAAACTGCTATTGGAGGATAACAAGATACAGGATATGTCCTATGTTAGCTTCGGTGATGTGGAGCGGATCATAAAGGAGATTGGCGAGGTCGATATTATCGGCTATACTCCGGAATATCTCGACGCCATTATTAATGAGATCAGCCCGGATAACATGGGGGTACATTTTGATGAGCCGGCGAAGAAGGAGCAGAAGTTCACGCCGGAGAAAGAGCAAGCCGATCAGGAAGAGGTCACGGAGATCGAACAAGGGATGCAGTCGGCTAGGACGATGGTTTGCCCTCATTGTGGTAAGGAGATAACCCTTTAAACGTATGGACATGGAACAAAAGGATTTATTTAAGCCGCTTCGGGAACTGCAATTTGTCGATAGGGATTTGGTAAAGCCCAATGACTACAACCCGAACAAGGTATTGGAGAAGAATTTGAAGCTGTTGACGGAAAGTATCATGAGCAACGGTTTTTGCTTTCCTATCGTGATACGTCCGGACTTCACGATCATCGACGGGTTTCACCGTTGGCTGGTATCCGGGCGGGAACCGCTCAAGACCTTGCTAAGGGGTAAGATTCCGGTGGTGATCGTGTACCATGACACGCAAGCGGATGATATGGCTGGGACAATTACGTTTAACCGGGCAAGGGGTACGCATTTGCTTGAACCGATGGAGAACATCGTTAAGAAATTGCTTGGCGAGGGGTTGTCGGTTGAGGAGATATCACGGAAAATCGGTATGAGTAAGGAGGAGATATTCCGGCTGTCAAGTCTTGACCGGGATCAGTTCCTCGATCTCTTGACCTCACGGGAACAAAGGTTTAGTAAGGCTCAAATCATAAGGCGTAACTAGATATGTTTACAAAAGAGTTGAATGTTAATGTAGTGGAGGCTGCTGAGCGTAGGATACTCGAAGCCTTCAACACAAATAAGATCGTTGGTGTCAGCTTCTCTGGCGGCAAGGATTCTATTTGCATGTGCGATATGCTGGTTAAGACTATGCGCAAGTATGCCATTCCTTTTAGCCGTATTATCGTGGTTTTCTTCGATGAGGAAGCTATCTATCCGGACGTTGAGCAGATAGCCCTTGAATGGCGTTCCCGTTTCCTATCTCTCGGTGCCAAGTTTTATTGGTTCTGCTTGCCTATCCGGCACTTTAATTGCTGCAACAGGTTGGAGAACGATGAGAGCTTTATTTGCTGGGAACCGGGCAAGGAAAGCGTGTGGGTGAGACCTATGCCTAAGTTCGCCATCCGTAATCATTCCATGTTCCGGATGGGGATGACCTATCAGCAATTCGGGAAGAAGATGTTCCAAAGTATCCAGTGCATGGTCGGGCTGCGTGTGGCCGAGTCTATCCAGCGACGGCAGTCGATTGCCATCATGCGTAATTCCATATTCCTTTATCCGATCTATGACTGGCGGGATAGCGATATCTGGTTGTACATAAAATTGAACCGTCTTACGCTCCCCATGACTTATGTCTATCTGTATAAGACTGGGGTCCCGGTCAATAAGTTGCGGATAAGCCAGTTCTTTAGCATTGACACGATCCGGTCGTTGCCGAAGGTTATGGAGTTCTACCCCAATCTTTACGAGAGGGTATTGCGCCGTGAGCCTAACGCCGATCTTGTCATGCTTTATTGGGATACGGATATGTTCCGGAGCTCGCAACAGGACAAGAAGTTTGATATCGATAAGGACAAGGATTACCGGATAGTGCTAAAGGATGCGATGCTAAAGGCGGCCAAGCATCCGGATATGTATCCTGGGCATGAGCCGGCGAAGAAACTATATTCCCGTATGACCGGACGGGAGTCGTCTAGGACATGCCAGAGGGTATATCAGATATTGGTGGCCGGTGATCCTAAGAAGAGAAGTTATCGGGCGGTACTGGGTGATTTATATAGAGAAAGAGGAGGAGGTGTATAATGCCGAAATCAGATGATGATATTCAGAAAGACAAGGAAAAGCTATTGGCATCCTTGAAAGATAGTAGCGGTATCGTGACTTACGCTTGCGAGAAAGCGGGATTTTCCCGTCAGACCTTTTATCGCTGGTATAAGGAGGACCCGGAGTTTAAGGCTCGTGCGGATGATATTGGCGAGTTGCAGATAGATGTGGCTGAGGCGTCGCTATTGAAGAAAATCCAGAACGGTGACACGGCGGCTATCATCTTCTATCTAAAGACAAAGGGCAAGGATCGGGGATACTCGGAGCGTAGGGAGGTTGTCGTTCCCGGTGGTGTCCAGGTCAAGAGCGAGTTCGATTTATCGAGGCTCTCGGATGAGGAGAGAAAAGTGTTGTTGAGTATTGCGGAGAAGCGGGATAAAGAGGCTAAAGAGTAGTGAATCTGTCGGGTGATGATATATTAGGTTTGGCAAGGGCGGTGCAAGCGGATGAGTGTAGGAAATCTTTCTACTATTTCGTCAAGACGTTCTGGGCGGTTATTATACCGGAGGTTCCGGTATTCAACTGGCATATTGAGTATATCTGCAAGGAGCTCCAAGACCTGTCTTATTACATCGTCAATCGTTTGCCGAAGCCATACGATATTATCATCAACATTCCTCCCGGTAGTACGAAATCCACGATCGTAACCATCATGTGGCATCCTTGGTTGTGGACACAGGACCCCCGGTTAAGGGTTATCTCGAATTCTTATTCCGGTGATTTGTCGCTAGAGCATGCCTCGAAGTCAAAGGACATAATCACCTCCGACCTGTATCGGACGTTGTTTCCGGAGATAATCATAAGGCATGATAAGTCCGGAAAGGGCAGTTATGAGAATGTGAAGGGTGGCGCAAGGTATAGCACGTCTACCGGCGGTACTATCACGGGTAAACATGCCCATATCATCCTCAATGATGACCCCGTGAACCCGAAGCAGGCCGAGTCCGATTCGCTGCGTCTACAGGCTAACGAACATACGAAGACACTATCGTCCCGTAAGGTCGATAAGAAGAACACCCCAATGGTCACGATCATGCAGCGCTTGCATGATGACGATGTCACGGGGTATTTGCTCAAGAAGAAGGGAGACAAGATCCGTCATATCTGTTTGCCGGCCGAGGTGTCGGATCGTGTCAATCCTCCGGAGCTGAAAGAACGGTACATTGACGGCTTGCTCGATCCGGTACGTATTGACCGGGAAGTTGTCGCCGAGGCGAAGATAGACCTTGGTTCACGACAATACGCCGGACAATATGAGCAGGCCCCATCCGTGGATGGCGGTAATATCATCAAGGCGGAGTGGTTCGGACATATCTCCCTGTCCCAGTTCCTTGCTATCCGTGGAAGGGCTGCGATACACTTCTTTCTTGATACCGCCTACGACGAGAAGAAACAGAAGAGTGATAATGACCCGTCAGGCATACTGGCGGCCTGTCTGTTACAGAACTACCTGTTTATTTTTCATGCGCAAAAGGTGTGGAAGGAATTTCCGGAGCTGATGAGGTTCATCCCGGATTACGTAAAGGCTCATGGATATGATGGCCGTAGCTCGATCCGGATTGAGCCGAAGGCGAACGGTATTTCGGTAATACAGGCGGTTCGAAAGTATACTAAGTTGAACGTGACTAGGACTCCGGCCCCGACCGATAGCAAGGAGGTCCGCTTGCATGCCGTATCGCCTAAGATCGAGTGTGGCCGGGTGATCTTGGTCGAGGGAGACTGGAACGAGGAATTTGTTGATGAGGTTAGCCAATTCCCGGCTAAGACTCACGATGAGTATGTGGATATCCTTGTCTATGCGATTAATTATCTGCTGGATGATAATTATGAGTTTTCGGAAGATGATGAGGAGGACGTATTGAACGCATTAGGATGATGTAGAATTAAAATTTATAGACAATGGGATTGTTTGGTTGGTTTAGGAATGGGGTGAATGCAGCCCTAGGGAGGAAACAAGAGTTTGAGGTCTTGTTGAAAGAGAATGATGTTGGCCGGGCTATCGCTCAAATGACCGATAACTCGAAGCGTGTGGGTGAGGCTTTGAAGGTATATGAGACAAAGCAGCATGATGTGATGAAGCGACCTAAAAAGGCTGTTTTCGGAAAGAAAGATCCCGCAACAGGTGAGCGAAAATTTTTACGTTGGGAAGAGAAATGGAAGATACCTATTCCTTATCCGGTCTTCATCAATGAGATAGCGTTAGTCTTTTTGTACGGCCGTCCCTTGAAATGGATTCAATCAACCAAGGGAACGGATAGGGCTTTCTCCAAATATCTTGATTTTCTTAAGCATATACGCTTTGACGCAAAGATACGTGAGGCGAAACGGCTGGCCGGGGCTGAGACCCAAAGTGCCTTGTTATTCCATACGTTCCAGAATGATGATGGCAAGGCAGATGTTACCTTGACGGTGTTGGCGAAGAGTCTTGGTGATGACATCTATTTCATGAAGGACCAGTTCCGTCGCATGATAGCTTTTGCCCGTGGATATTATTTGCAGGAGGGTGGTGGCGAGGTAGTCTATCATGTCGATATCTACACGAGCAAGATCATCTATAATTGCAAGCGGCGTTCCTTTGGCTGGGAAAGGGAGGAAGAAATAAATCGTGCCGGAAAAATCCCCGTGATATTATTTGAACAAGAGGCTGAATG